GACCGAGGGTGAGCACGGCAGCGGTGGATTGGTGGCAGAGCGGCGGAATCAGCAGCGCCAACGCCCTGGCGGTTTTCCAGCCGGTTGGAGCGGCTAGCCTGGCTGCGAGCTATACCAACCTGGCAAACCCAGGGACGAATGACGCCGCGCCGGGAACCGAGCCGACTTTCGACCCGAGCTATGGTTGGGCACTTGCGGCGGCAAGCAGCCAATATCTGGTAGTGGGAAGCGGGGCGCTTGTGACCGCTGTACCGCTGACGTTTGCGGTGCTGTTCCAGAGCAATGATGTGACGACATCTTATGTGCTTGCAGGTATCAAGAGAAATACGACAACCAATGACGGATGGACCATTAATGCGGCTGGCGCTGCCCCTGGAGACCCGATACGTGCTAACAGTGTTCAAAATAACACCACAGTTGTAGCTAGTTCGACCGCCGGTTACACCGCGTCGGCATGGTATACAGCAATCGCCGTATTTTCAACAAACAGCGCCCGAGCCGCATTCTTGGACGGGGCGAATAAGGGAAGCGAAGCAACTGCCAACACACCATCAACGAGCGTCAACGCGACCCTTATCGGTGCGAACCACACCGGGGCGGCACTCGGCTCTTTCCTTGATGGCAAGATTGCAGCAATCGCGTTCTACAATGCTGCGCTGAGCGATGGGCAGGCAGAAGCTCTGCACACAGCGATGATGGCACTGGTCTCGTGAGGTGAAAAATGACCCGCTGGCTCGAAACCGATAGTCTCAGCAACCAGGACATCTCGATCGCCAAAGCGATCGGGACGATCGTGGCCGACGCGGACCGCCTGATCATTTGTGACGTGATGGTCGACCAGCTCGCCGGCAGCGCCGATTACGTGATGTACGTCACCAAGCAGATCGGGGGGGCGGCTTCTCCTTACCAGATCCTGCCGACCACAACCATGACGGTCACGAGCGGGACGGCGATCTGCGGCCAGTCCGGGTTTATCGCGGTCCGAAACGGTGACGTGCTGATCGTTTATGTCGATGGGCCCGCGGGTGACACCGTCACTCCTGACACGATTGTGCGCTGGTTCGAGCTGGCGGCTTTACGCCCGACCGCGGCGGACCGGACGCTGGACGTTTCGGCTGGCGGGGAAGCGGGTGTCGATTGGGCGAACGTGGGATCTCCGACTACCGCACTTGATCTTTCTGCCACGAAGGTCAAGACTTCGACCGACGTGGAAACGGACACCGCAGATATTCAATCCAGACTGCCTTCGGCTCTTGTCGGCGGCAGGATGGACGCTATCCCGACCGGCGGCACGGTGACAAAAGTCACTGATCCGGTCACTCCATCGGGCGGCACGGTGGCGCTCGTCAACACGACCACGACGGTGACAAACCCTGTCGGCGTGTCCGGTGGGACGGTCGACCTGGCCCTGGCCGTGACGTCAGTGATAAATCCAGTAAGCGTCTCCGGCGGGACGGTCAACCTGGCAGATGCTGCCACTTCGGTCACTAATCCGGTGAGTGTCTCGGGCGGCACTGTGACAGTTGTCACAAATCCGGTGACAGTCTCAGGAGGCACAATCGACCTTGCAACCGCGGCCGGCTCGGTAACAAACCCGGTCTCTGTATCGGGTGGAACGGTTGACCTGACAACCGCGGTGACCAACGGCGTCAGCCTGGCGGACGGCGCGATCACGGCGGCCAAGATCGCCTCGGAAGCAATCGATGCAGACGCTCTTAAGGCGGATGCGGTGACCGAAATCGTGACCGGCGTGCTGACCACGGCGATGACCGAAAGCTACGCGGCGGACGGTGCAGCTCCGACCCTGGCGCAGGCGCTGTTGGCGATCCAACAGTACCTGCAGGAACGCTCGATTGCCGGCACAGTGATGACGGTGAAGAAGCTGGACGGATCTACCACCGCGCTCACGTTCACCCTGAACGATGCGACAGCTCCAACGAGCGTCACGAGGGCTACGTAATGGCAGACATCAGCAATATGATCTCGAAGGGGATCGGATCGCCGGCGAGCGTGAAATTTATCGTCACGTTCGGTCTGGGGATGGGGCTGGCCGCGACCGCGATCACCACACTGACGGTGAGGGATCAGCAAGAAAACCTTACGGTACAAAACCGGCCAGAAACCATGACTTATTGACCCGGGATAACCGAGAAGCAGATAAAAGAAGGAGTTAGAAATGGCAAAATGGCAGAACGACGAAATGCTCGATGCAGCCCTGAACTACATCAAGAACAACGCTGGAACGTTGACCGTCTGCAATGCCCAGCCAACAACCAACGATGAGGCCATAACGACATTCAAGTTGGCGGACATACCGGTTGACGCTTCCGACTTTACGGTCGGAAATGGAGACACAAACGGGCGTAAGGTGGCAGTTGCGGCACAGTCGGGCGTGACAATTGATACCTCGGGGACGGCAAACCATATTGCCCTTGCTGGCGCGGGAACGCTTTTATACGTCACGACCTGCACCCCACAGGTTTTGACGGCAGGCGGGACCGTAGACGTGCCGACCTTCGACATCGAGATCGCGGACGCGGCTTAAGATATGGCTCAGTTTGGCAGACCATCCAGCGACATCACGGACAGCAATTGGGTTCCCAGCACGGGAGCCACGCTGTTTGGGTGCGTCGACGAGACGCCTGCCGGCGATGCCGACTACATCCGCGCCACTGGAGCGCAGACATGTGAACTGAAGTTTAGCTCACTGACGGACCCGGTATCGGCTGCCAGTCATGTTCTTCGTTTGAGGGCGAAGGCAACCGGATCGGGCGGGGCCGAGAAGTGGACGGTCACGATCTACCAGGGCGCGTCCCTGATTGCGACCGCGTTCAGCAATACGACCGTCACGCGCACCAACTTTGCGGATTACTCGTACACCCTGGCGGCTGCAGAAGCGAACGCGATCACCAACTACGCCGATCTGCGAGTGAGGATCGTCTCTGCTCCGGGGGCAGCCGAAACGATTGACGTTTCGTTTGTGGAAATTGAAGTTCCGGACGCAATCATCAGCTTAACCATTGCGGATAGCGGACACGGTCATTCGGCAGAAGCGCAGATACTTACTCAGCATAACGCCCTGATAGTCCAGGAAGCGGAACACTCCGGCACAGATGACGGTCCGCTAGCCCTCGTCCAGCATTACGGGCCACTGACTTTGTCTGAGGCGGCCCATATCCAGGTCGCAGAGGGTGACCTGACCCTGGTCTACCATGCCCAATCGGTGAGCCTCGTAGTTGCGAAGACGAGTCACCAGCACATTTCCGACGGAGACCTGGCGCTTCTCCAACATAGCACCCTGGCGGTCCAAGGGTCAGATCACGTCGGTGCAACCGACGAAGTTGATCTCGTCCAACACGGCGCGTTAGTAATCCAGGAATCGGCCCATATCCATGCGCCAGAGGACGACTTCGCGCTCGTCCAACACGGCGCGTTGGTGGCCCAAGAGACGCTGCATGGACATAATGCCGAAGAAGCGGTTCTGACGCAGCACCATTTGCTGGCGGTTGCAGATAATAACCTTATGCACGCAGCCGACAGTGTCACGGTCACAGCCTATGATCTAGGAGCTACCGTTCTGACGGTGGCAGAGGCATACCATAGCCACCAGGCAGGAATCTTGGATCTAACCCAACACTTTGTGATCACTATCAGCGACGCCAGCCATGCGCACGTAGCGGATAATATCGCGCTGATCATACTAGTGACGGCGCTATCTCGGTTTACATTTACGGTGCGGGACAGGTGAAATTATGACGAGCGCAAGCGATCTATGGGTCTCGCAGACCCCGCAGTTTATGACGCTGGGAGAGGCAAAGGCATTTGCCTGGGACTTCGCAGCTGAGGGCACGCCCAGCTCGATCACCAGCCTGACGGCTTACGATGCGACCGGAACGGACGTGTCTACGGCTCTATTGACCGGTTCCAACAGCCTGAGCGGAGCGGTCGCGACCGGGAAGAAGTTCACGCCGGCAAGCGCCCAAAACTACCGCCTGGTCATGGTGGTGGTGATCAGCGGCAATACGATCTACTCGGCGCTGGACGTGAAGGTGATCAGCATGGTGCCGGCGGCGCGGGTCGGGATGATCGACCTGATCCAGGAAGTGCGCGACATGGCGAACGCCGGACCCGGCGATTTCGACGTGGCGGGCGTTCCGGCTTACAGTGACAAGCAGATCCAGGACGTCCTTGACCGCTTCCGAACCGACCATTTCCGGGTGCAGCTGCAGGCCGTCCAAAGCTACAACAACGGATCGGTCGAGTACAAAGACTACTACAGCGGCGTCGAGAACCTGGAGAAATCCACCGGCGGCACGGCGATCACCTACATCCAGACGGCGGCCGGCAGCGTGGTGAGCTCGTCGCTTTACACGTTCGACTACATCCGGGGAGCTGCCGCGTTTGCGAGCGACACGGGCGGCAGCACTTACTACCTGTATGGGCGCTCCTACGACTTGAACCGGGCGGCGGCTGACATCTGGCGCAGGAAGGCGAGCTACTTTGCCAACCAGTTTGACTTCAGCACCGATAACCATTCGATCAAGAAGGGCAGCGTTTACAAACACTGCCTGGAAATGGCCGAGTTCTACGAGCAGCGGGCGGCTACTTCGATGGTCGTCACGATGACCCGCAGCGACATGGAGATCTGAAATGTCCTTGCTGACAGACGCCGACCTGGATTTCATGCGAGACGCACTGGAGGACCTGCTTCCGGACACGTGCCATATTTTGAGCGTTACGGAAGCCTCGGACGGCCAGGGCGGGATCACGCAGACCTGGGGCACGGCAACGGCGAGCGTTGCCTGCCGGCTGGACGCCGGGAAGCGGGTGGCTTCGAGCGAGCAGGTCGACGCGGCCGCCTTGCAGCCTTACTCGTTCTGGTGGCTGACGCTTCCGTATGACACGACCATCGGGGCCGGCAATCGCGTGGTTCATGGCGGAGCGACCTACAACGTCGAGTTCGAAGACAGCGGCAAGAGCTGGAAAGGCACCGTGCGCGTCGCGGTGACGAAGATCTGATGGCTAAATCTGTCGGCGGCATCAGGCTGGACACGACCAGGCTGGACGAGATTATCCGGGAGACCCCACAGCGGGCGGAGGAGATCGTCAAGGCCGGCGCGTTCGCAGTCCAGGGAGAAGCGGCAACCAGGGCTCCATTCGATACCGGCGCCTTGCGCAACAGCATCATGGCCGAATCGGTCGGTAAGCTGCGCTGGCAGGTGCATGACGGCGTGGAATACGGGATCTACCAGGAGCTGGGCTTCCACCACTTCCTGAGCGGAGCGTTTATCCAGAACCCGTTCATGATCCCGGCGCTGGAATCTCAGCGAGCGCAGATCGAAGCGATGTGGAAGGACCTGATCAAATGAGCGATTTCTTCGGCGCGATGGGCACGGCGATCTACGGCAAACTGAGCGCGGGCACGGCCCTGACGACTGCCCTGGGAGGCACGCTGATCTACGCCGACCAGGCGCCGGACGGAGCGAGCCGGCCCTACGTGATCTTTAATCACCAGGGTGGCGGACCGGAGTTTCTATCGCCTCACGAGATGCGTAATAACGTCTGGTTCGTGCGCGCGTACGCGGACACGAGAGCCCAGGCCGGGCTGCTGGACGGGCATGCCGAGGACCTGCTGCACAAACAGCCGCTGACGGTGAGCGGCGGCTGGACAAACTTTTGGATCGTGCGAGAGTCGGATGTGTCTCTCGTCGAGAACCTGCCGAACGGTAAAAAGATTTACTTTTCTGGCGGGATGTATCGGGTAAGACTTTCAAAGTAGGAGAGTAAAATGACAGCTTTTTCAGGAAGTGCATTGTATCTGACCTGGATCTACACAGGCGGATCCGTCTCGTTGACCGGCGACTTCCGGCAGTTTGATTTCACGCCGAGCCTGTCGCTGATCGATTCGACGGCCGGGGCGGACACGTTCCGGGAGTTTATCCCGGGCATCGGAGAAAGCGGGGCACTCTCGTTTTCGGCCGTCATGCAAGCCGGCGGAACGGCGCTGATTCAACTGCTGGCGACCGGAACCCAGGGGACGGTGGTCTACGGACCGGAAGGGACCGCGGCCAACAAGCCAAAAATTACGATCCCGGCGATCTCGAAGGGGCCGGCTTACAGCCAGCCCTACAACGACGTCGTCGAGTTCAAGGTTGAGTGGCAGCAGTCCGCAGCTCATGTGAACAGTTTCTGGCCGTAAAATTCTGATTGCTTTGGAGGGATGTTATGCCTGACGTAACCTTGAGCGACGGACGAGAGATCACGTTCGATCTCTCGTCGCTAACCCTGGGAGAATACCGGGCGCTTTTCAGCGCGAAACAGAAGCCGGAAGACGAAGATAGGATCATATCGAGGACTTCCGGGATCCCGGTCGAAGAATTCGGCTCCTTGAAATACCTGGATTGGAAGCGCCTGACCCTGGCGTTTTTCAAGAAAACACGGAGCCCGCTTGCTGACCCAAACTTGGACAGCGAGTCTACGTCCACCTGAGAGGGTACGACGCGCCCATGCCGATAGAGCTGCTGCGCTGGTCGCTGGCGGAGCGGTTCAAATGGACGCTGGAAGAAGTAGACTCGCTGCCCATGCAGGATCTGCAGGACTTCCTACAGATCGAGGAAGCGCGGATGAAGGCTAAGGGAGCGTAGTATGAGAGGTGTCCCATAGGCGAAAAAATTGCCTCACTCTATGCGGAAATAGGGGCCGACACCGATGACCTGCAGCGCGGTCTAAGTGAAACAAAGACCGGGCTGGGGAGCATCGGTGAAGTCGCGATGACGGCTATGGCCGTGGTTGCGACGGCGATCGGGGTCGCAACTGTGGCGGTCAAGGTGTTCAAAGAGCTCATGGAGTTCGGCGCGGAGGGGGCTGAGGTAATCAACGTCGAAAGCGCCTTCAGCACCCTGATGGACACGGTCGGGGTAGGTCCGTCTGTCATGGAGGACCTGCAGGTAGCCACACAGAACACGGTCACCGATCTGGACCTCATGGCTTCTTCTACCAAGCTCCTTACCGGTACTACCGGGGGCCTGCAGCAGGCCTTGGGTCAGAACCTTCCGCAGCTCTGGGAGATTGCCAACGCGGCGAGCGACATGAATCCGAAGCTGGGGACGGCGGCGGACATGTTCGACAAGATGACCAGTGCGATCCAGAGCGGCAGGGGAACCAGCCTGGCTCAAATCGGCCTGGCGATCAAGATGTCCGACGCCTACGACGCATTCGGCGAGTCGATCGGCAAGACCGGATCCGAGCTGACCAAAGAAGAACAGCAAATGGCGCTGCTGAACGCGGTCCTGAAAGAGGGCGCGGACGTCGTCCGGCAAGCTGCGCTCGTGAACGACCAGGCCGCCGATTCGATTGCGCGCATGGAGACGAGCCTGGAGAACCTGGCCAACACGGCCAAGGCGAAGGCGGCGCCGGCAATTGCGGCCGTAGCAGATTCGCTGTTTTTTATGATCGAGGGCTATGAGGGGGCGATATCGGCGTCGAGAGGTGCGGCAAGCTCGATCCTGGCGAGCTCAACCACCTTCAAGGATTACCAGCGGCAGGTGCAGGCCGTGGCGGCTTCGATGGGTGCGGTAGTCAACTCGTCTGGAGATATCGTCAAGGCCGGGCGCGTCGTCGCAAGCAATTTCGCATTCACAGAACAGGCCGCCTGGGCGGCTGCCAAGTCCTTGCAGGCAATGGAAGCGGCGACCGGCGAGCTTTCTGGCGGGCTGTCCGCGTTGAACGAGGACGTTGTCCCGGCGGCAATTGATGCGGCCGACGAGCTGGCCAAGATGTGGGGCGAGCGTTACGCGGAGGGCGTGACTGCAGCGACCGGATCGACGTTTGAGATGGTCGAGGCCCTGAGGCTGCAGATCGTATCTGCAGGGCTGGCGGCCGGGCTGTCTGGCGAGC